GATGTCCTAGCCATTAGTCCTCTTTCTCATCACTGTCTTTAACACCATCATGCCAACCAATATGCCCATCAATTTTGCTACCAATTTTGTCCACTTTATGACCAATGACCCGTAATAAAATGCGCCCTTCATTGTGCTGGTCGGTGTTCTCTTTTCTGAGTCGTTGTAATACGACGACAGCTGGTCCCATGATGACTGCGACGACAATGGGAACCCAGACTGGTTCCACGTCACACCCACCGTTGCCCAACTGGTTCAGCCTTTATACCAGCTGACTCAGCCTGTCGCATCTGCTCACGCTGACGCTCAACAACCGTAGGTCCGTGAAAGTCCTCTTTGCCATAAGTAAAACCCCATTGAATACCCTTGATGTGGCATTTGAAACAAATAGAGCCCCTACGAGGGAGTTCTGCCTCCATAAAAGTTGATAGGCAGTCTAAGCAGCGAAATTCTTCCATAACTATTAAGACAATTCGTTACTAAGTACTGGAACTCGTGTTAAAAGAACCAATCCGTGCATTCTGTGGCTTAATGTCTCGAATAATGTACTTCTCCCACCAACCCATCGTGTTCTTCATTGGAGAATCCTCAGCACGATATTCAGGCAACCAAACATACTTCAACATCTGATTGGTAATCGCCAAAGACATCACCCGGTCATCATGGGGCGAACCATGCATCTTGCCATTGGCTTCACGCACAAACGTGCGTAGTTCAGCCATCGTCTTCCCATCATACAAAGAAAGACTCTCGTCACGAATAGCAGCATTCAATTCGTCAATAGCCAAAGGCTTTGACACAGCAGTAGTTCTCCAACCCATCGTCTCACTAATCTGTGGATTCCGATGGTTCATCTTTCGCTGACGAAAGATGTTCCTGTAGCCAGACCTCTGCAAACCCTTCAAGGTAGTCAAGCCGTGATTGTTTGATTCCACACCAATCAAAGCTCGATTGTAATAATACCCAATCTCTTTCAAAACCTCTTCGCCAAAAATGTCAGGGTCTACGTGCCCGTGCCAGTGTGCAACAACCATGCCAGTGTCAGCAGAAATCACATGGGCGGCACTAAAGTCTCCATGGCCAAGACCTTCTGCAACGTCCGCTCCAATCACGTAAGTCTCGCCTCGTGCGGGATAATCCCAAATAGCTAAAGCTCCACCATCTTCATAAAAGTCATAGTTGTTGCGACCAGATGATGCCTTCAAATATCCACGGTCAGGTTCAATCGGTTCAATCAGTCGTATTGCTTCAAGGTCAAAGACCGGACGACCAGAACGAATAAACGCTTCATCTGGGTCATCAGGGTATTCCTGTGCCATCTGCCAATCAGGCAGGTCTGCCTTCTTGGCGTCGTACCATGCTTGGTCACGGTCTCCAGCAGACCAAGGAAAAAAAATTCCAGTAAACCGATTAGTCCCTGTTTGGGAACCAACCCACAGTTCGTGGAATATATTCCCTTCGCCGTTGGCTGTGCTCAAACAGTTCACACGTCCACCCACGTCAGCAATCGGTTCAATAGATGCCCAAGCTTCAGCGGCGTTAGGGATAAACGCCATCTCGTCAATGAACACTCGATATACAGATTCTCCACGAGCAGGGTCATTACCAGAAGGTAATGACTCAATAGCAGAGTCATTAGCAAACACCATCTTCAATTGGTTATCGGACAGCAGGTCAGGACCACGTTGCCGAACCCACGCAGGCATCATCTTGTAACCATACTTGGTCTTCTGTAACAACTTGGCTGCTTCACGCTCTGTGCGTGAAAGCATTACAGTAAATCGGTCAGACCAAAAGAACTGTTCCCAAAAGGTAAATGTGGCAGCCAGAGTAGAGAATCCAATCTGGCGAGCTTTCAGAACAATCGTATATCGGTCATCAATCCAACAACGCACAGTTTCAATCTGTGCTTCACGCATTTCAAACTTAATACGACCACGCTCAGGATGTCTAATGTGCCAGTAGTTAGAGCAGAAATGGGAAAACGCAGCCACCAGTTCTTCGGTGGTTGCATTCTCTGGACCTTTACACTTGCGCCATTCCTTCTCATTGAGAAGGTCTGTAAGTTCCATTTATTTCTTCTTGCGGTACTTATCCATATAATCTCTAGCACCTAAACCACGACCCTTACGTGCTTCTTGATTCATATGACGAACAAGACGAACAGGTGGAGTAGATTTTCCCTGAAAATTACTGCCAGGATAATCAGGATGAATTGTTACCCCACGACCAGGTTTGGCACGGACAGTTGGAACAATAGGAGCATTGCCACCAGGACTACCAGTATTACTACCTTTAGGTGGGGTGTGCCCAAGCTCAATTGCTTTTGACTTCTTAACAGACTTCTTGATGGGGTATCTCATCTTTGAAGGAGGGCGCTCTTGCTCATAAACGTCTCTTGCCTCAGACTCAAAATTTTCGTCAGCACCACTTCTTGGTCTGATAGAACGAATCTTTTTTGCAGCCATTATTTTGCAACCTTTGCTGCAGCCTTCTTTGCTGCAATCTTTTTAGGAGTTGCACCAAACGCTGAATCAATTTCATCCTTAGTAAGAACACCATCAATGCTTGCCTTAGCAAGACCTTCAACAACCTTGAAAATAGACACTGCACCAGCAATCAATGCTGACTTCCATACTTCCAAATCAGGAGCGATTACAGCAGCACCAGTCACCACACCAAGGGCGTTGGTGAGAAACAATGCTACGATTCGTCCTGCGATGTCTTTTGCCTTATTCATTCTTGTCTCCTAATAGTGCACCAAGTAGGTGAACGGCTATTGCTACGAATGTGATTTGTACTCCAAGAGTCCTTGTTGAACCTGACAACGTAATCAGCACCATACCGGTGCCGGCTAGAGTCCAGGTCAAACCATGGATTTCAGAGAGTATTTTCTTCACACCTATAGTGCTGGCTGTTACTTCTGCCTTCGTTGTCCTGCTGCAACGGTGGCTGCACCTGCAGCAACCGCTATAAGCGTCCTACGAGTGTCTACGGGGACATTAGAACCAATTGGTACGTAATCACCCAAACCATCATCAAATACGTTAATGGTCTTTTCAAACGCCTTACGGACAGTTACAGGTGCAGACTGGACTGCTTCAACCAAAGCATCTATTTGGGTGTTATCTAATTCGGTTACATCCAAAGTCTCAAAGATTTCCTCGGCTTGTTCTGAGGTGACAACATCAAGCACATCTGGATTGGATGCCAGTTCCGTTGCTTGGTCTGGTGTTACTGCGGTAGCAAGGATTTGCTCAATCAGTGCTACCGCTTCTTCAGGGGCTAAGTCCTCTATGGACTCCACAGCCATCTCAAACTGTTCTTCGGTCAAAGACACATCTTCAGTAGCGTTGTCTAAAGCCTCAACTAGTTCTGGTGGCAATTCTGCAATCAACTCGATTGGCAGGGTTGCAGGAGGCTCTGGCATTGTGTCTGGTGGCAATTCAATTGTGTCAGGTGGTCCTGGCAGTTCACCGACAAACGGTAGCGTTTGCGGTGGCTCAATAGTAGGGTATGTGTCCACAGGGAATGGCATTGTGTCTACAATGTAGGGAGGGAGTTCTAATGTTTCTGGTGGAAATGTTTCAATCTCTGGTGGTAACAGAGGTGGTATCTCTGGCATGGCTGGTGGCTCTATTTGTGGCAGAGGAACCGTTGCTGGCGGTTCTGGCATTGTCGGTTCTGGTTGCGGGATATAAATTATTTGAGGCATCGTAGTAGTTGACACGTTTACCACAGGCACAGTCGTAGAGGGTGCAATAGTAGAAATGGTCGTCGTTGTAGTCGTGGATGTTGTTGTAGATTCCCATGTTGTGCTTGTCTCCTGAATAGTTGTTACTGGACTATCGGTTGTGGTCGTAACCGATACTGTAGTAGTGAAAGCCGAGTCGGGAACAATAGCCCATCCCTGATTGTTGATATTCCAGGCAAGCATTATGCATGTTGACCCGCCATCTTCGTACATCCAAACGTCCAAAGGATGGCTGTCTGCACTAATGTCTATCTGTCCTGATGCCATCCATGTGCAGTGCTGGTAGTTCCAGTTGCCCCACTCGTTCCCGCCGATGTCAATGATGCCACCGTCATCTGTTGCATACCAAAACTCTATGGTGTTATGTTCCGGTATCTCGATGAAGCCTGTCATGTGAACCATGAAGTAGTCAACAGTGCAATCTTCAAACGGTTCACCGTTGTAGGAACGGTTGATGTTGTTTTCCACTTCACTACCGCAAACGGTATAGATGTCATCTGACCGTGTAGGAGGTACGGTATCTACTGCGTAATAAGTGGTCTGTAGCCCCGCTACTGGTTCAGCGTTGGCTTGCGGCGCAAACAACGCCAAGATTGCTACTGGCGCAAAAATCAGCCAGCGGGAACTCATTTAAATTTTGGACCAACAACCCAAATTACGGCAGATTTTCTAATGCCTGATGTCACGGGACGAACACCATGAACAACAAAAGATGGAAAAACAACAATTTCGCCTATTTCCAAAGGAACAATTTCGGCGGTTTGTTCTTTTCCGCTAGCAACAACAAAATCTCCACCAGTAAAATCTTTGCCATTTTGACTTAACATTATTGTTGCAGAAAGTTTTCTTGTTCCTTCATGATATGCGCCATGATTAAACTCATTTATGTCATCGGTCAACATGTCCATATGCAAATCATATTTGCCATTTTCGCTTCCACGATATTCTGCATATTGAAAAGTTTCATAACCCCATAAATCAAAATTATAAAATTCTTGATTTACAAAATCAATAACTTGGTTCATGCGTTCAAAAAACCAAGAATTTTCTTCATTTCTTTGTTGAAATAAAGTTTGAGAGATTCGTATTTGTGGAGCGTCTGGACCACCAACAATTGTTGCATTATTTAAAAGATTTCTGTTTAAATCTAAATGTTTAAGCAACAACAAGATTTCTTCTGCGGAAAATACATTACTAACTTTTCTATACGCAAATGTTGTTCTTCCCTTAATTCTTGGTTGATTAGAAATCATGGGCTATTTGTCTCTTGCAAACTCCCAAGAAAGAGTTGATTCGTTCCATATCCAAATTTTATCGTCTTGTGGATAAGGTACTGGTGATTTCCAATAAAAATTTTCATCTAAAATCCAAGAATCAAATGGTTTTGGGGAAATAAAAACATTGTTTTCTGAATCAAAAGTAAATGTAGGTTCGGCATAATGGCGTTCTTCAGTACAACATTGTTTCCATGTACCACCATACAATGAATTGCACCACTGTTCACCTTGCTCAGCATCCACATGTCCGGCAACAATTGTGCGTAAAACTATATTGTTATCACCAATTTCAGCAAAAATATTTACCATTCGATTGTCCCAGAACCAGTAAACGTGTATGTATGATAAGTTGGTTGTGCGGAAGAATATGAAACAGTTCCACTTGTTGAAGCAGCAACATCAAAAGAAGTTGAGTAACGAATAATTACTAGTCCACTACCACCAGCACCTCCTGGTTGGCTACTAACTCCATAACCACCAGTGCCACCATTTCCCGTATTTGGTGCCCCTGCTGCGCCAGTGTCGCCATTAGGACCACCAGCACCATAGGTGGTACTAGTTCCAGAAATTGCTGGTGGAGTGTATCCAGGCTGTGGTGGAGAACCGCTATAAAAATAAAATGCTGGTCCACCATTTCCGCCTGTGTATGCAGTAGCACTATTTGTGGTTGTGCCTGCACCTCCCGCTCCACCATTGCCAGTTGTGCCACCAGTTACCGTTGCGCCAAAACCAGAACTTGGACTTGCTGCACCTCCAACAGTAATTGTGTATGATGTTGCAGAAGCAACTTGGAATGAAGGCGCATAAGAACCGCCACCGCCACCACCGCCACCACCATGAAAACCGCCAGGGTTTGAACCCTGACCACCCGTTCCACCACCAGCAACCAGCAAATAGGTTACTAAAGGAGGTGGACCACCTGCACCACCACGCCAATAACCGTCAACTTGAGCAGTGTTACCACGCCGACTGCGTGGTACCAAAGAACCACCACTGACCGCTTTGCCACCCGAAGTGTTCCGAATAAAACTAGGCATCTACGATGACCTTACGCTGTAATGCGGTTGACGTACCCATGAGCAACAAGAACGTTTGCTGTTCCAGCAAATGCACGAACAATCAAAGCAGTAGAATTGCCCTTGATTAGTATGCCAGGAGCAACCAAATACAAACCGTTCTCAGCCTTAACCGTATATTCGATATGGTCATCAGGAGAAGAAACGCCACCCCACTCAACAGTCAACTTAACATCAGTTACTGAAGTGTTTACGCAGTACAACCAGATTTCATCTAGAGTTGTTGCTGTGGTTGAACCAGTATGAAGGAGAGTACCAGCCGTTGCGGTAGCCGCAACTTTAATACCCCTACCATCTGTTGAACCGCTAAGAATTGTTTTGCTGAATGTTGCCATATCTTTATAACCTTTCGTTACCTAAATAGTAAATATCTCTTGTTCAACCGTATCGGCACGGTTAAATACCTGTAGTTCTAGCCACTCTTCAAAATCATCTACGTCAAGGTTGAGTATGTCAAACGCCAATGGATAAACAGTTGCAAAGTAACTGTTAGCCAAATCGCCAAGAGTATCACCTACCGCACCCTCATCCTTGAAGAACTGATATGCCAGCGTCCCACGATACTGCAAGCCCTTCTCAGACCAAAACGTGTACAACAAGTCACCGAGAGTCTGACCGGCAGATGGGTACGAGGCTGACAAAGCCTCGAACATCGCATCATTAGTCGTTGCCATAATCCCTCAATTCAAACGTCACCATTTGCTTCTTATCATCCACACCACAAATCGGACAAAGCCAGTCAG